AAGACTATCGCTCTCTCTTTCTTCTTCAGATATTATGTTGTCAAGATAACTATGTATGTGATGCTCTTCTCCTGTGTATACTTTGAGCAGTTCCCCTATTGTCATTTTATCATCGTCAATAGGAACAGACATATTTTGAACACCGCAGTCATCCCAATACATTGATAATACCAAGTACCTATCGCCAGGCATTTCGTAATTAACAACAGCACCCTCTCCAAACTTTGCCCTAATACTTTCGTTTTCCATGAGGTTCACTATTACATGGCTAACTTCAGAACCCGCCGAGTTCACCCAACCACACCCCTTGGGCATAACCAAAAGAAAAGATGGGTGGGTTGTTTTAATGTCTTTGCCCATCACACTTGACATAGCATCAGTGTTCTTACACGCCTCAACAATCTCTGGTGTAGGGTAGATAATTTTATGACCGTTCTTTACCCACCTTTGACAAGACGCAATCTGCCAAACAGCAAGTTGTTGTTCTCCATCAGGCAGAGCGTACAAACACTGAAGGTGCATTCCTATTAGTGGATTGATTTTCTCTCTACCCATCATCCGTTCATAGTCTGCTCCCGCAACAGACAGTGCGGAGTTTAGTTGTGGATACCCTTTTGGTTCTTTGGGTAACAGCATATTCCTCTGTTTAGAAACATCTTCAAGGCATAAAAGTTCTTTCACTGTCCCGTCTGGCAAAACTTCTTTTTCGATAAGACTAGAGTTAGTGCGGAGCATTTCCAATTGTTCTTGTGTTAAGTTATCCGCATTAACAGAAGGCATACCCATACTGCGATTCATAGTCTTGCCTATATTATTAAAGTTGTTGTGGGCAGGTATTCCAAATCCTCTATTGTCCTTGTACCTACCACCTCTGCAAGTGCGGTTAGCCTTTGCAAATGCCTCATCCATGCCACCCTCTTCTTTGAGTTTGTCATTGTACTTTCTTTGCTCTTTAAGAAATGCTTCTTCGCGCTTTGCTTGCCTACTCTTTCTTTTCATCTTATCCGCCTTGCTTCGTAGAGACTTTTCCTGCCTCTCCACATATTGTTAAAGTCTTCAGCATCTTTTACCGCTTCACGGCGAAACTGGTATCGTGCTTTTCGTCTGTTGTTACCTTCCATCCATTGTTTAGATGTTGTAACCCAAATGCCCCAATGTTTTTTAATCTTCATCACAGCACTCCTTGTCTGCGATTCTTTTTAAGGACTCTTGGACAGGGGGTAGTGATGCTTGATACCAACTATCATAGCCATCAGGAAGTCTTGCTCCTCCACTTGTGCAGGACTGCATCATCAGGAAGATTAGTACAATAAAGTTTTTGGTCATTGGGGTTCTCCTTGTTGAGTTATAGGTATTATACCATATAATATACTTCTTGTCAAGTCATGTTTTAAACTTTTTTCCTAACACCCCATTATCTTCGGGTTCTTGTTCTGGAACACCTGATTCTCCAAGAGCAAAATCTTCTTCTCCTCGCTCTCTGCACATAAGTCTCTTAAAATCTTCGTCTTCAAGTTGGTGTATAACTACATCAATTGGCGGATGATGATTCCAAACGCCATCAGATTCTACTTTTACTCCGCCCCTAATTAAATCTACAATCCAAATCTTAGCGGGGAGTATTTTTCCGTTAGCACAAAAACGCCTTGTTCCTCGTGGGTCGTCTTCTTGGTGACTATCTATTTCAACCGAAGAGTAATCCTCTGGGTGTTTTTTTGAAAGAAACCACTTCTCATCCGACATTGTGGTGTCCCTCTTCAATCTCTACAAGAGTGTTGATAGTAGAACCATTTAGAACCACAGGCATTGTTGGTCGCTCGTCTTCAATACCAAATAATTTTTGCCACATGGGAGCATCCACAACAGCAGGAACAAGTAAACCTTTTATCGAGAATGGCTCTGCTTGGTGGTTTGTTGGAACTGCAATAATTTTATCGCCATCGTGTGTTGTTTCAAAAGAAAGTTTACCGTTGTGAACAGTTCCTATTCCCATTAACTTTCCATACCCACCCCAAGTAAGCCACGCCCATATATCTGTTTGTGATTCCTTTGCAAAAAGTAACCTACACTTACAAATACCCTTTGGTGTAGTTTCAGTTTTCATTACACTGCCCAATACATCACCCAATGAGTCGCCAAATATCTTCGTATATTCTTTTGCCATTACTGTTTCCTATATGTTTGACCACGATGTTCTACTAATCCCGCCATCAACAAGAAGGGGGATTCCTAAGTCTAGTGTCGTGGATACCATTATGTTTTCTATATGTTCTCTGATGTCGGGGCTTTCAATCGCTTCGATAGGACCTTCAAACAAGAACTCATCATGCACAACCGCCCTTACTGTAACACCTGCATTCCTTAACAGTTCGTCATTGTCTACCTCTATTAACCGTTCTTTTGCGATGTCTGCCGCAGTTCCTTGAACCGCAGTGTTAAATGCTTTGTGGGTGAAGTCCGAGTCTAAAGACCGCCTTCTTCCTGTTAGTGTTCTTATCCACCCTCTTGATTTTGCTCTTTGCGTAGCCAAGGTTGCAACTTGTTTAATCTTGGGGAACTTTTTGTGGTAAGTATTAAGTATTTTTGCAGACTCTTGCTCTGCTTCTTTTCTACCCAACGATTCAGCGAGGGAACTAATAAGGGAGCGTTCCCCCATTCCAAAAGCAATTCCGAAGTTTACAGTCTTGGCGGGTTTTCTTTCAATTCCACAAAGTTTCGCAATGTAACTATGAAAATCTGTTGCGGGGTCTTTTTCATACACAGAGAAAATGTTTTCATCTCTTGTTAATGACGCAATAACCCTGTACTCTATTTGTGAATAGTCTAGGGATAAGAAAGAATTACCAACGGCAGGAACAATAAACTCTTTTGCTTCTTTATTAAGTTGTTGCATATTTGGTTGCGCACAAGCCATTCTACCTGTTGCTACTGTTTGTCGGTACATTGGGTGCATCCGTTCATCTTCATCAATGTAGGACAACCAACCCTCTGCATATAGACTTATAAATTGTGAGCGTTCTCGGTACTTATCTATTAAGTAGAAGAACCGAGATAGTTTTTTGTCTGCAATCACATCTTCTAATTCCATATACCCGTGTACCGCTTCTGAGTTCATAGATATTGACCCTTTTTCAGTAACACTAATAACAGGAAGTTTAAGAACCTTAGTAACAAAAGTTGCAAGTGCGGATGGGGATGATGGATTCACCTCCCCATAACCCAACCCGTTAATCTCTGTTTCAATCTTTGCCAGTTGTGTTTGCGAAGTTTCTCTCGCCATAGACATTGCTTCTGTATCAACAACGATTCCTCTTTTTTCGATGTTGAATAGTGTTTGCGTTAGTTCTATCTCTAAGTCCCACACATTATCAATGCCCTCATACTTTCGCCTCTGTATCTCTTTCCACAGTTCACGGTTCATTCTTACATCAGCACAAGCGTACTCCCCCATAATGTCAGCAGGAACATCACCATAGTCTTTTGTTTGTCTGCTTTTTAGTTCTGCTTTTATAACTTCCTGCTCGTCTGCCTCTATTCCACACCACGCTTTTGCAAGTGGCTTCAACCCATAACCATAGTTCTTGGATTGCATATCTACAAGTTTGGCTAAGGTTAGCGAGTCTACCATTTTTGTGTTAATCTCAATACCCTCAACCGACAGGAAGTGGGCATCAAATTTTATGTTATGGTTTACCCACTGCTCACTTCTATCTATGAGAGTTTGTATAAAACCCACAACCATAGATACCTCAATGTTGCTTACTTCCCCACCAAACAACAAATCATTTGGTTTGTGACGAACAGGTAGATACCAAGCATCATTACAATCATCATAGGTAAATGCTACCCCGCAGATTCTATCGCCCATGTAAGGTAGAGTAGCCCCCCTGTTTATATTGCCCGATACCGTTTCAACATCGAGATATAAGGTGTCTATTTTATCTGGTATTTTAGGGAAGATGTCTTTGGCTAAATGCTTAGGCATATTCGTATTCACTCGATTCGTTATAGTGCTTTTGTAACCACCACTCTAGTATTGCATCAGACTCTTCTCTATCTAGTCTAGCACCCGACCTTCTTTTTGGGTTACTTTTTGTTCGTGAAACTATTTCCCCTACATATAAGTTTACATCATGGGGATGCGAGAATCCAAATGTGGTTTGAACAAACCCCAACTCTGGCTGTGTCTTAAAGGGTGTGAGGTCTGGCTTACCCAACCTAAACCACTCAGAAAATGCTTCTGAAATGATACCCCCAATAGAAGCGTTGTTTGTTCCCATTGCTCTTCTGTGTACAGACAAAACCTTCAGTTCTGTATGTAAATCTTCTCTCACCGACATTCTAAATGTCTTCATGTGTAACTCCTTTTATTTAGTGATTCGTATTTGTTTGTCACTATATCATACTATCGTCTTGTTGTCCTGCTTGTCGTTAATTTATCGAGATGTCAATAGGTGACGAGATGACAAGTTCCTATCATCTTGTACTTTCATCACCACTTTTCACTATTTTACCTCTTTTTTCTCCTAAATGTGTGACCATAGAAGTATTTTCTAAAACCAACCTAGCAGAAGCAAAAACAATGATTAGGGGGGTGTTTTGAAAATGGTGTGACCATAGTGACCGTACCTCCTTATAGGCAGTTTACACAGCCCCTTGTGCCACAATGACAACATGACATTAGTTAGTTATTATTCTTAATAAAAGGAAACATGGTCACTATGGTCACACAATAAGAAAAGGGTTAAAAAACAGGGTTCTTGGCATCATAAAGCAAGAAAAGTTGTGTGACCATAAAGCAAAATTTATCATCACACTCGGTCACACTCGGTCACACCAATATCACCATGTTTTTATAACCCCTCGTCATTCTGCCATCAAATCCCAATCTATATCGTCCTCCTCTGGGTCATCAAACCAATGGTCATACCAATCAGTTCCTTCTAGTTCAAGAGTCCCAATCTCCTTCCCGTCTTCTTTCATTATTACTACTGTGATTGTGGCACTTGTTACTTCAATTTCTGCACCACACGGAGGGTCGTTCGCCGCATCTTCCATCCTGCCCCCTTGATACCCGCCATAGGAAGGTGTACCTTCTACCTCAATTTCTGCGGATACAACACAATCCCACTCTACACCTAGAATCGTGATTTTTGCATCATCTTTTTCTTTCGATATTGTTTGGCTCATTTTCGTTTCCTTTTTGGTTTTCTTCATCACATTCTGTGCAGTAAAAGTCATCATCAATCATTACCCCAAAATCAACCGATTCTACCTTGAGGCATTTGTCACATATTCGGTGCATCATTAAGTACCACCATTCTTTCATTATCTTATTTTTTAGAGTTCATTTGTTCACGAATGCGTAGTATACCACAAAGTATATGTCTTGTCAACCCCTAGATAAAACAAAATTTTTTCTTCAACCCACTTGACAGGGTATATTGATTAGTGTATAATACACCACGAGTACAACATAACTTTAACCAAGGAGTAAACAATGACCGCCAAACCTAAAAGTAAGATATACGAAATAGCCTCACAGCAATCGAAGTTAATAGATGAGTTGATAGTTATGCTTAAAGACGCTCACGAAAAATTAGAGTTACTAGGAACACAACTAAAAGAACAAAGGGAACAAAATGTCTGAACACAAAGAAAACCAAGAACCACTTCCATGTAGTAAGGAAGCGATTGCACAAGCACAAAAAGATGACCAACTTGCAGAATCGTTGGGTAGTATGGCTGAAAAAATAAGCGAACACCTAGATGAACACAAAGCAAACCAAGAATCAAAAGCCCACGAACACGATAGGGCGGTGGAGTTCTTAGGTTCTCTGCGGGGTAGGTACATCATGGCACAAGCACTTCACTATGCCATCGAAGCATTAGATTCAGTAGAAGGCGTACATAAAGAAGTATCTAATCTTGATGATATGAGATACATTCGTGATGAACTTTTTAACTTTCCAATACAGATTCCACAAACACAATGACGATGCAAGAATGGCAACAGCCACCCCCACACCCCGAAGATTCTCGATACCCCGAAGATGGCTTTACAACCAACACACCTTCTGAAGAAGGATACTGGCTCACAAACAGAGGACTCAAGAGAGTCAAACGAGCAAGCATTCGTGCAGGAATCAAGTGGGATAGAGTGGCTTCAGACCCAGAAGAAGCACTTATATTTGTGGAGATGGTGGAGTGGGATGCAGAAAAATTAAATGATATGGGCGTAAACCACGATGACATACGATAGAGTATACTATTCACTAATAACAGAATCCAGAATCCAGAATCGAGAAATAAAATGACAGAACTATTAGATGTAAACCCAGACACATACCCCACTGATTTCACAATTTTGAATCAGGGGCAATTCCTCTCTACATTCAAACAGTGTATTGATGACATTGATAAGATAAATGCTTTTGCAAAACGATTGTCAGGAATTAAACAGTCCTTACAACAAGAAGCAATTAAGCGTTGCAACTCAGAAGAAATATCGAAATTAGCAGGTGACGGAATCACTATTACAGTCAAGGAAATGCCTGTTGTGAAACTAGACCCTGAAACAGATTGGTCAAGCGTATTGACAAAACTGTGTGACGATGGTTATGCTCACATGGTACAAAGAAGGTTGTCGGCAGGAAAACTCCGAGAAGAATCGGACGCAGGGTATCGTTTACCCGATGGCGTAACTATCGAGGAAATTCAAGTCGCTAACCACAGACGAAGTTCGTAAATTTAGAAACAAGGAATCAGAACTATGGCTAAGAAAACAGAAACAGAACTAGCAACATCAACAGACGCACCTATTGTTGTCCCAGATTGGATGCAACAAGAAGAGGTAAAGGGTTCGGATACACTCGGAGACTTTATGGTGACTCCTCGTATGACTATTGTGCAAGCAATGTCAGACATTGAGCGCAAAGAAGCATTTGGTGAGGGTGGTGTTGCAATTATGCCTGACGGCATTAAAGTAGCGGGGATGGATGAACCTTTCGTTGTTATTCCTCTTATCTTTTGGGCTTCATGGGAAGTTCGCTCTGACCTAAACGACAGTGCAACCCCCATGATTGAGAACAGTACACAAGACCCCAATAGTGAAATTGCTCGTAAAGCCCGAAACAAAGACACTCGTGAAGAAACCTATGGCAACGGTTTTACTCGCAAGTATGTGGAAGCGTTAAACTTCATTGTTAAGATTGACTCTGGTGAAGCAAGCGGTGAATTAGCAACAATCTCATTCTCAGTTGGTGAACACCATACTGGCTCCCGTTTGTGTGGCTTGCTGAAACGCCGACCCTGTTCCATCTTTGCAAACCGCATTGAGTTGAAAACGGCTGTCCGTCAGCGCAATAATCGCTCGTGGTATGGTTTTGAGTTCAACAATCCAGTTGATACTCCAATCATTCAAGACAAAGATGTTTATATGGAACTTTCTAAGATGCACGATTCCCTAAAGGGGATTGTGGACAGTGGTGCATTCAAAGTTGCAGATGAAAGCGCGGCAATCGCTTCAACTGTAGACACCGAAGCACTACCTATCTAAGTTCGTCCCCCGAAGGTTGGGGGGCGGTGCAATCCTATTCATTCACCGCCTCTCGACTTCTTCGCATAACTCAAGGAGAACCCGCAATGTCTGAAATTACATTGTTCGACCATCAGCGCAAAGGCGTTGAATTAGCAAGAACCCACCCCCGCTATGCTTTCTTTTGGCAGCCAGGCACAGGAAAGACAATAGCAATACTGGCAATTCAAAAAGAACGACCACTGCGCACTCTAGTTGTTGCAGCAAAATCAATTATCTGGTCGGCTTGGGAAAAAGATGCCAAGTTACTAGATGTAGATTTACGGGTTGTGCATCACACAAATAAAGCAAAACGAAGGGAACTAATTCTTGAAAAAGGGAATCATATCCTCGTTACAAATTATGAGCAGTTCAGAATGAATGCCGAGTTGTTCATAGAGTCAGGCATACAGCGAATTGTGTTTGATGAGTCTAGCAAATTGAAGAATCGAAAAGCCAAAGTGACACAGGCGGCTATACAAGTTGCAGACTCCTGTAATGAAGTATATCTACTGTCAGGAACACCATCACCCAACTGTGAAACCGAACTATGGAGTCAGTTGAGAGCAATATCTCCTGTTGCTTCTGGGTTGCAGTTTTTTAAGTGGGCATACAATTGGTTCATGCCTATAACAGAAAATATACGGGGCAGGAATGTTATCGCTCGTTGGATTCCAAAGAATGATATGGTTATCCAATTCCACGAGTACCTAAAAAAGTGGAGTTGGGCGTTACGAAAAGAAGATTGTCTTGACCTACCAACCCAAATGGATGTTATCCGTGAGTTTGAATTGACAAAACCCGAACAAAAGACTTACAACCAAGTCATAGAGGAGTTACGGTTGTGCTGTAAGTCCAATGAAGGGGATTACAATACAACGGTTAGCGTTAAATCAGAAGCAGTTCTTATGAAACTTCGGCAAGTGGCAGGAGGAACTGTAAAGGTTGGAGGTGTTCCTACTGAGGTTGGTTCATCAAAACTTGATACACTTGTCGAGGTTTTGGCTGAAGTAGGTTCTGAACCCGCTATTGTGTGGGCTGAGTTCACCGCAGACATTGATAGGATTGCAAGAAGGCTCACAAAAGAAGGGAATAAGGTAGGAATCATTGATGGAAGAACCTCAAAACATGCCCAAGAGTACATCAATAAGTTCGTTAATGGGGAACTTGATAGACTTATTCTCCACCCAAAAGCCGCAGGTCATGGAACGGATGGGTTGCAGAAGGTCTGTCAATATGCTATTTACTATGGGCTGTCTTTCTCCGCAGAAGAACACATGCAAAGTCGTGATAGACTACACAGGTCTGGACAAAAAAGACCAGTAACTTATATTTACCTCATCGCCAAGGATTCGGTCGATGAATCATTGTTGTGGGTTGTTAGAAAAAAATCTAGCAAGCAACAAGCACTACTCAAGGAACTAGGAATACAAAAAACTGAGAGGCAAGGATGACCAAAAACGAAAATGATTTTATCAACACCCCACCAAACAATCCAATTTTTTTCAGTTCAGCAGAGCAACACATACGAACAGTATTTGATGATGGGGATTGGGTTGAGTTCAGAGCGTTGCGAGACAAGTCAACAGCATCAGGGAAAGTACACACCCTATACCGACAAGCCCCAATCAAAGAAGACGATAGTAGCCTCAACGAGTGGCTAATAGCACACAACGCAAAAGGTTGGTCATTATACATAGGGGCTAATCCTCGCAAGAGTAACAGGTGTTCGGGTTCATGCAATGCAGCCACGGATGGGGATGTGGAAAAGTTTAACACATTGTTTGTTGATTTTGATGACGCTGACCCAGAAGAAGCACTCATTAGAATTGAATCAGCAAGTTTACCTGAACCCACACTTCTTGTAGCATCAGGTAGAGCAACAGGTACTCATGCGTATTGGAGATTCAATGAGCCAATCACCGACCCTGTTCTGTGGCGTTCCCTACAAATTGCAATGATTCGCTCCGTCAAGAGTGACAAAGCAATCAAGAACCCTTCTCGGATAATGCGACTGTGCGGAACAGAAAACCACAAGAGGGGCGCACCTTGCCGTATCCTCAAGATTGGGGAAACATTCACTAAGTGGGAAGACCTGAAGATTAACCCTGCCGAAGAGGTTCAATCATTCCAAACTAATCACGACCCAGACCGAGAGCCGTGTACCGAGAATCTCAATACAGTCACCCTCTCCTACCTACAAGAAGAAACAGAAGGCGGTGAACGGAACAACAAACTCGTAGCCGCAGCCTTTGACTACAACGCTAATAATTATCCTATTAAACAAGCGATTCAAGAGTTGGCTATAGAGCGTGGTGTAGGTCGTGATGGTCTTTCTGAATCAGAGGCAGTACGAACTGTACGCAACGCTTACAAAAAGAAAGCAACACCCTCATTTACTAGGACATTAGTTGAAGAGACAACCACCTCTGACCTACTCTCAGACCTCAATGAAACAAAAGGGATGGCTCCAGAGGGTTATTCCCCAGACAGTGCTTCTTCTGCCGTTGCTATAAAAATTTCCGAATCTGATACGGGGGTCGTTGGGGGTACTCCTGATGACGAGGGAAAAGACATAACGAGAGTGGACAACAGACCTGTTGACCCCCGTGATAGAGTTCTTGTGTCTAATGTATCTACCAAAGTAGTTATGGAGAATGGTAGGCGAAAAGTTGTAACGCTCTATAAGCCTGTTGATGAAATTGCTTTTGAGATGAGCGAGGCTCTTGGGGGATACCCAAGGCGTTCAACAGCGACAGGCGTGTTTGCAATTAAAGAAACAAAAAAAGAGAGGGTAGAGTTGTGGTCGATACTAGACACAAACGACCTGTTTGCTTTACTCCATGACCGAGCGATTGTTCGTTGGGTTCGTGGAGAGTGTGAAACAATACAGGGTGATACTCTCTCTGCCATTACAAAAACAGAGTTCTTTCGTTGGGTAAAGGACAACATGGAACCCTCCTACGATGGTGTGAGCGAGTATCCCCATGTTCCACCAAGACGCTCAACATTTTACATTCCTACAGAGTTACCAGAGCCAACAGGGGAGTGTCTCAATGAGTTTGTAAATGCCCTGAACCCCGCAACTGAGAACGATAGAAAACTTATGATGGCGGCGATGATGACTCCTGGGTGGGGTGGGGCATCAGGGGCTAGACCTATGTTTGTATTCACTTCCGACTATGGGCAAGGTTCTGGTAAGACCGAAACTGCTAAGGCAATCGGGCGTATTTGGGGTGGCTCTGCAACACTAGACTACGAAGATAATTGGCAGAATATATCCAAGAGAATCATGTCCTCTGATGATTGGTTATCAAGGGTGTTCCTGTTTGACAACATTAAGGGCAAGTTCAGTGGCTCTGCTATAGAAGCGGCAGTAACAAGCGAGTTCTTAACAGGTCACAAGATGTTCGTTGGTACAGTCAAGCGACCCAATGATGCGACCTTCATGCTGACCTTCAACCTACCAGAAATGTCCCGTGACCTTGCTCAACGAGCCGTCATTGTCAAAGTAGGCAAACCCTTGGCAGGGGACTTTGTAGAGTGGGCTTGTCAGTTTGTAGAAGAACACCGATTGCAACTCATTTCTGATATATTACACCTCCTAAAACAAACAGCCAAAAAGGTAGTATCCACCAAATTTGCTGATAGGTGGAGGGCGTGGCAACGAGATGTTCTATCTAAAGTTCCTAACTGCGATGTAGACGAACTAGCAGCGGAAATCATAGAACGCCGACCTGGAGCCGATGCTGACGCTGAGGAAGCATCCTCTATCGTTCAAGCCATATCCGACCACCTTATTCTGTACGCCCGTAGAAAGGATTCTGAGGACATTACAGAGGTAACAGGAGCAGAGATTGTCAAGGTTATGGAAGAGTCTGGTAACTGGAGGGCTAATGACTCCTTTAGTACCTCTGCTAACTCCAGAAAATGTATGTCTATTGTGAAGGGTAAACTCCTTGGCAGGGGTGTCTTAATGCCAATCGAAACAGAGGGTAAGGATGGACAAAAACGACCCAAGAAGGTACGAGTAAACGAGGATGGTAGACCCTCTGGCTCACGAAGTACAACTCAATCAATTGTATTTGGTTGGGTGTGGGATAAAGCAGAAGAAGTTCTTGGGTCATTCTCATCTCCCGAAGACCTTGAAGATGCACTAACTAACGATTTGCCTATCTGACTTACAGGTGGTTTGGTCGCCACCTATCCTTGAGGCTCCCTCTAGTCCTGAAAAATGGGCTAGGGGGGGTTTTTTGTTAGAAAAGGGCGATATACTAAACACATGGAACAAAAACCCATTCTTTTTTCTATCGACCCTGGCTCAAGAGTAACGGGTATTGCTGTTTTTGCAGGAGATACTCTTCTTGATTGGAAACTGATTAAAGTACCTACGAGCCGTGACCCTGTGGAAAGGTGTCTCAATATGTGTTCTGCCGTTGAAACAGTAATAGGGGGAATCCTAGAGCAAATCGAGGGGCAAGACAGGACAGTTACCTTGGTTGTAGAAACGCCTGGTGGTCAAAACAGACCCCATTCCCGTGGTCTTGTTACCCTTGGCATGGCAGTAGGTATGATTATCGCTTACATGACCGCCTTGGGATATAGGGTTGTGTCCGTAAACGCAGGGGAATGGACACGATTGGGGGGAGGAAAGTGTAAATCAAAAGCAGTTAGGGCTGAAAAGATTAGGGAGTTATACCCAGACACTTATGAATCCTCAAGGGATAAATCCCTTGACGGTGCGGATGCAATAGGAATTGGTACATGGTTCCTTGGTCTATTTAATGAGGGGTAATTTGCACATCTCATTATGCAATTTGCACATCTCATTATGCAATTTGCACCCACTAACCATCAATCCCTAGTTTCTAAATCACCCATTCTGCGTGTTAAATCTGATAGCAGTTGTTGAGTTTGGTCAATTCGCTTATCTCGCTTGCGGTCATATTGTGCAATCGTCCATGTGAAAAATGCCGTTGCAATAATCGAAGAGACAAAGACAGGAAGTGTTATAAGAATCTGGTCGTGAGTCAAAGCAGGATGCGGAGATTCAGTCATGTCTTGTGCGTATGATTGCCCACACAACAAGCCGACCACCGACCATGTAACGATGTTTGAGAGTATCGCACCTAGACAGGCGTGGTGTTTGCTCGGCATTATTTTTTGTTCTTGCTTCATAGTTCTCTTTCGGCTATTTTTATCTGTCAAACTTCGTTTTGAAGTATTCAATAATCCTCGCTCGTAGGTATGTAGATATTGGGGCATCTGATTTGATGCAAACCATTTCTGCGATTCTTCCTTCAAAAGTTCTTACCGCAGGATATATACCTGCTCCGCCAGTAGCATCATCATCATTAGATGTCCCTACAGATAAGTATACAGTTCCACTGGCTGAACCACTTTGTAGTGTTCCAAAGTCCCCCGCCGAGTTACCGTTAGGCGCACAATCAACACACCAAGCATAATTAGGATTAGGTATAACATGAGAGTTGATGTTGGTTGTTGCGTACATCCCTTGACCTACATAAGAGCCATCAGTAATTTCATCATACGCACAACTACAAGTTATATTCCAATCATCCGCAGCACACAAATCACCCGAAGCCCCGCCACTACTATGTGATACACCAAAATAAACATTCCCAGAGATAGGGTGCTTATCGAATGCCATAGCGTATGTTCTTGATATATCCCAACTGGTAGAGCCATCATGCCCTAAAAATTCATTACCCACAACAGGATTATCCCAGGTTGCGCTTAGTGAATCTGGTTTAGATATAATTACCCACATAATGTGTTGTGGGTCGTCATCGGTTGTGTTGACTTTAATACCAAAATCTACTGTGTTGCTAGGTAGGCATAGAAGTTTAAGGTCCTTTACATTTCCGCCAGAGTTAAAACTTGCTTGAAACCTAAGAACACTGTAGCCGTTTATTTCATCTGCACTGCTTCCATGTTCATTCGTTCCAGTGCCATACGCTTGTGGTCCTCCCCCCAACCAAGGGTCTATTAGGTGGTTTGAGTTACCGCTTGAATCATCCCACTGTGTAATGTAATACTCGTCATCACCACTGGTCTTGTCTGCTACCCACTGTTCAGTGGTGAAGTCTTCTGCTTTCCACCACCCTGTTACATCCCCCTCTGCCCCAATTTCAGAAAGAAAATTGCCTTCTGTTAGTGCAGTGACTTCAAACTTATTGTCGGTTATCCAAGTTCTATTTGGCATTATGTTTGTACCTCTCTTATATGCACACTGAAGCCTAAGTTTACTGGCTCTCCGATTCCATTGTCTTCCATGTCATAAACCTTTAAGTCTAGTGTGTCCCCTGGCTCTATTAGTATGTTCAACCCAGTTTTAGAAACAAGTTTATAGGGGCGGTACGGGGCAGGACCTCCACCCATATTTTCAAAAAAGTCTGTATCTGAAATTCTTGTAGAGGAATCACCGCTACCATTTATTTCTAATATAGCCTTGGCTTTGAACATTTGTACATGTTGGGCGGGTAATATGGTGGGTGAAGTTTGTGTTCTAAATGTCGCATGAAAAGCAGTTACTTCAAATGTCTTAAAAACAGATGTGTCACTAACAGTTTGACTAGGATTGAGACACAAATTAAAAGTGTGTGCATCGGCTGATGAGCCTTCATGGGGTTCTAGTATATGCCCACTTATTTCAGAAGCATATTGGTAGTGCCAACCACCGCCACCAATGCCCGCAGTACCTTCCTTGTAAATTAACCACGCATCATCGCTTTCTAAAAAAACCTGCATGCCCTTTTTAGGTGCAACGAATATCCACTCAGCCCTAACCTCTGGGTCTGTTGAATTTATGTAATAAGCAATGTTGTCACCCTTGCCATTCCACTCTTGGGCTGCGGGTGTGTAATCAACTAAATAAATATCCCCATCTGAGGGTGAGGCAGGGTTCACATCTAGTATACTTATTACACTCATCTGAGCCAGTGCATCAAGTTGATACATTGCTGTATTAAAGTTAGTGTCGGCATCAGCAGCGTTCTCTGCTAATGTAGTTATGTTATTTATGTATGTAGCCACTACAAAGTAGCCTTAGTAATTGCAATAGTGAATTGTAAATCTAAACAAGTAGTAACACTAGAAACAACTAACTCTACTTTTTTCTCTGCGGGAACAGCGAGAGTTTGTGTGCCAACATCTGAATCAAAGTCAACGAGGTGTGCAATAGATGTAGTTACGGGTAAAGTAGTCTCTGGAGCAACCTCGTCTACACTTAATCCTAGAGTGCATGAACCAGTACCCGCAATGGCAGATAGTTTTGTAATGGTAAACGCTTCGGTTGTATAAAGAATTAAAGTATAGTCCATTGCAAGTGGGGTGACAATATGACCAGACAGACCATCCGAACTACCATACAAGTCTGTCCAAATCGTACCGTTGTAATAAACATACTCATCTGTGTCTTGCATGTAAGCCCTCATCCCATCTTTAGGGGGAATAAACTTCCACTGGTTATTTAAATAGTAAGCAATGTAATTATCGTAGCCCTCCCAATCACCAGTACCCGCCGTATCCACAAGGTAAACATTTCCATGTGTCTCCGTCCCAGGAGCATTTTGTTGGGCTAATGGGGACAAATGTATTAACGAGTCCAACTTGTACATGCTTTCGTTGAATGTAACTTCAGCACCGTATTGATTCTCGGCTAATAAATATAGACCCTTGTTTGCTGTTACTCCCATTTAATATAACCTTTCATCTGTAATTTCTACTAATTTATCAATCCCACTCATGTGTAAGCCTATTTTCTGGATTTCAATATGAATACTTGCCGAGCCGTATGCTCCACCATTGTCTGTATCTATGTCTAATTTTTTATATGTTACACGAGGGAACTCGGATATAGTGCCGTCAGAATTATACTGTGTGATAGCAATACCAGAGCCATTTGTTGTGTCTGCTGCACTAGACAAGGTTGTTAGTAGAGTATCTCCGTCTGCCTTGTAGATATTACACCGATACTCCTCATCAATACCGTCTGTGTCAGGATTAGGTGCTTGTGAGAAAAGTTTGAAAACCGCCCTATCTGTTCTTGCAAAATCAATAATCCAATCACCCGCACCTGTAGCCCCAGTAGGAATCTCGTATCCCCGAACTCCACCCACAGGAAACGGTCGTAACCTAGTATTACTTGCTTGTGCATAGGTTTGAGTTGCATCGGATACCTCTGCTCCTGAAGCAACAACCTTGTAGTATATAGAAACACCAAAGTCATCCTGTTGGTACTCGATGTTTGATACAGCACCCCCCTCATCATAAGAAACAATACCCGCAGTGTACCCCGATTCTGTGTGTGAACCAGTTCTGTCGCTAGTGCCTCTTCTTCCCCGTATAAGGTTTGTAAGTCTATATTGTCTACCGTCCCCCACCACTTCAGCAGTTTTAAACGAAATGAGTTCTCCATTCACATACAGTAAATTACTGAAAGCAAATACATTTGGTTCAGTTTCAGTTGCGGGAGAATTTGTACTGACAGGACCTAAAATCGTTACCAGTATTTCTGCTTTTTCGTCCCAAACACCCACAGGTCCATCGGGGATAACTGAATCTGTTCTTACCAACATACTTTCAGACTGAATACTTGCTATCTCAGTAAAAGTACCACTACCCCCTATTTTTCTCCAAATTTTTGCGCTTGTGAACTCTTGGTCTTCGTTTTCTGTACAAGACATAATATAATGTCCTTGAGCGTTTATTCCTCCAGTGTGCAAAGCAGGAGAATCAAACACCAAGGTTTTCATAGGTGGTGGCGAGTATGGAACATCAACAACTTGGTCTTCATCAGCATCGCCCGTATAGTCACTTGTACCCGAACCTTCAATAAGACCTGTTATTTCGTGGGTATAGTCTGCACCCCTATTTAATTCTAGTACACGAACATTATATGTTTCAAACTCATCTGTTCCTGCTGTAACAGAAATCAAATCACCCGCTTCTATGTCAATAAAAGAGGGGGCTATATTAAGTTTACAGCGTTGTCTTTGTTCATGTGATTTGTATAATAACCTGTTGCCAACTGTTTGTGCCTCTGATGCTTTTAGCCCCATTGGTATCTCTATCATTTTTGCTCTATTTATACCCGCAACAGGTAGCCTTGCTTTCTGGCTGCCTTTTTGGTAGTTATCGTTAATATCATAATAAGATACATTTATTTCATTAGGTAAATCACTGCTCTCTTTATCAGAAAGCGTAAATAAAGGTATATTGTCCTTTCCTTCTGGGTCGGCATACGAACCTAAATCTGGGGGTAAGAGTGTTTTTGTTGTTGTTGTTTCTCTATTTGTGAAAACTAAGACACCCTGCCGTTCATTTAACATTAAATCAAAATATAGTACAAGTGTGTTTATTAGTTGTTGGGATGTTTTTGCGCCCTTAGCAGTGTAACCACGGACTCTATTTGCCTCTGTTACTGTTTGTAGAACATCTGTATTAAAAGAATCTCCAGAGGTGTAGTCCCCGCCAACACCCTCTTCTTTTTTAAACCCACGACCTATTAAAATACTATCTATAACCTGACCCACCGTTGCATAGTCTTGGGTTGGGGGGTTTCCTGTTAGTATTTCGTTTTCACGAGGTATTGATTGAACAGTAAAATTACACTGGGGTATTTGGTTTCCGAAGTCAGCAAGTTGCATCTCTTCAATTGCACAATATGCTATCCCTTTGTATTTGGGGGAGGGGTTTCTTACATCTGTTAGTATTTGGTCTGCTGTGTTATTATTGTAATGGTCTTTAACAGTTACTTCCCCTGACCCATAATTAGCATTATCATAGTCTCCGTCATCCCCAATATAAAATCTAAACTCTTTAACTAAAGTAGTGTCGTGTGTGTTAGTTGATGCCGTGATTTTTGCACCACTTGTGTTTTCATTATATCCCGTGGCACCCCAACTTGAAGGTAGTGGATTCCAAGTGTTTGACATATTTCCTGGGTAAGTGGATTGAGTCCACGATTCTCCACCGTGATTAGTTAGTGTGTGAACATAATGTTCACCACTTGATGTTACTGTTGCTGACACCTTAACAACAATATAGTCTGAACCAACCGATAGGATTTTATGTGAGCCGTGGTTACAATCCCAAGGACTACCACCGCCTGTCATTGTGCAATACTGACCTGCTAGATAATCGGAAAAGTGACCGCTGCCTCCGTTTGCAGTAATTTTCATCTTGTGTAACCAAGAGTCATAATCTGGACTGTTTACACCGCTAGTAGGTCCTGTCCACTCTGCACCAAAATCTACCGTAAAGGAAATGAGCGACCCCTCTCTCGTAACAGGGTAATCTACACTTGTTCTATATTTCTTTTTCCCGTTAAAATAAACTTCACTTACATAGTTAATAGGACCTTCGCATAGTGCTGTAACAAAATCACAGTCATAGGTATACCAAGTCGTTGTACCTCCTTGGTTTGTGGTGTTGCTGTCCTTCTTATTATGTACAAGAACGCCATCAGCAAAATAATTTTCATCATCTTTTACTGTTAAGTTGTAAGTGGGTGCTTTGATTTCAAACCTATCAATTGAGTCAACAGTAACCCAACCCTTTTCAGATAGTAATTTGTCACCCGACCTTAAACTATGTGCCTGAAACCAATGTGCTTCATGGTCTGGCTTTAATCCATATACCTCGTGTTCAGGAGTACAAGTAAAATCAAAACCCTCCCCTACTACACGCAATGCTTTTTCTGTTGTGCTTGCCCACCTTTTTGTTACTTCTTTATCCCTAAAACAAAGTTTACCTTTCCGTGTTTTTGAGAACCTAGCAGTCCTTACAATATCGCCTGGCATAATTTTTTCTATTGCTTTATCTGTTCCGTCTGCCATACGAATTGGAGTGCCTTTTAGAAACGATTTTTTACCACCACCTCCTGTTGGGTTCTGTGATGTATGCTTTGTCTCGTGTACCCCACTACAAGCGATTAGTTGTCCCGCAACTCTTATTTGACTTCCATACGAAGCAACTATTCCTTCACCCTCTTGAACCCCCATTATGTTTATTTCTTCTATTTTTTGCCCCTCACTGTGGTGTGTTGGGAACTCCATTGGGTCAATAATGCCCCCCGCCAGACCCCCAATTGCACCGCCAATCGCCGCCCCCGTCCACATTGCAGTAGACCACATAGCAACGCCCGCAGGACCCATCATTACAAAAGCCGCCCCAATAACGAAACCTATTATCATGCCCCAACTACTGCCACTACCCATAAGTTAGTCCTCTATTCCTGCGAATCGGAATGCTCCTGTTACTCGCTTGTTCCAAAATCGGCATCTTGTCGTTTCAACAACCTTACCAACACCCTCGTGCGTGTGTATAAAGCCCTTATCGGTCAGTATCGAACAATGACAAGAAACATTGCGGTCACGAAGGAAATACATCTCGCAGTCACCAATCCCCGCTTCTTCTGGTGGTATTTCAATCCATGCTTTTGCTACAAGCCCATATAGACTCTTAATATCCTCGTCAGTAAACTTCATCATACCCTTGTCGCTTGTAATGTTGTAGTTGGGCATTAAGTCCTGAAGACCTAAATCTTCAAGAACTACTATCCACAACCCACCACAATCAAGACCAGTACCACCCCTACCTCTTCCGCCCCACACCCACGGATGACCGAGATACTTTCTCGCCGCTTCAACAACCGCCATTCTAGGCAATAGTTTTGTGGTTTCTTTAATCATGTTCAAACCCTATCTGGTATGAACATGGCTCTATCCATACCAGGAATATCAGGAAACCCACCAAAATTGTCTAAATTACCAAACTTACCCGCACAAGCCGAGTGTGTTTTATTGCACCCAACAGTCATAAGACAAGTATCACCAACCTCTATATCGTATGGCGTATCAATGAAAAGAGTAATTTCACTGTGGTCATCAGCATCGCCCCCCCCAGTTGCTTGTGATGAGGACGCAATAGGAAATTCTTCTCCATCATTAAGCCCACTTGTGAATTTAATAGTTCCATATCTCCAAACTTGGGCAATGTAACCAGTAGCAACATCGTCCTCATCAACGCTAAATTTATTTCTTGCTAAGGTTACTTTTGTAACTGTTGTTGTTTGTTGTATTGCCAGACCGCCGTAACCTGTAATTTGCATATTCCCGCCCAAGTTTACCCCACAACCAGGATTAAACTTGGTTAATGTAGTACCATCAGATGCTCTATGGTGGTGTTCTTGACCCAAATTGTGACGGCAATTTCTGTTGTAAATCTTCCCAACAGGAAGCCTTAAAAACTTTGCTTGTGAAATCAATTCTGCTTTCCAACCAAAACCATCATTTACAATGTCTGCAAGAGTGTACCTCGTCATATATAACTCATTTAACCAAGGGTACTGCCAATCAATCAGTTTCTCCGTGATAGCGGCACTTCTATATTTACCCCCACGAATATCTGACTCCGTAAACCCATCTACTTCAGTAACACCAACAGGAATAAGTATTCCTGTGCTTGTTTTATTTGATTCTGACATACCGCTAGTTAGTTGTGTTGCAGAAACAGCAAACCCTATAGCCGCTTTGTATAAATGACTCTTGTAAGTAATGTCTGTGTTGTGGTCTGTGAATCTAAAAATTGTTCCATCTTTTCTTATCAACCGCCAAATAACAGCATAACGATGAACAGTGTTCTCGTTAATTGTTTTTAATTGGGATGTAAAGGATACTGTCATGCTTTGACTACTCCTTGTTTTTCTTTCTCTTTGCAATCCTTGCAATTTCTGCTTTTTCTTCTACACTCTTTAGTTGATTCTCCCTTGTGCCTCATAATACAATCAACCATTTCCTGTTGCTCCCTTAGTGTTGGAAGTCGGAAGTTACAAAGTGCGGGTAAATCAGAATCGGAATACATTCGTTTGGCTTGGACAAAATCCCTAAATTGATTTATTTCGTCAATAGCATCTTCAAACTGAACAATCGCATGGATAGGAGCAACTTGTTTAAAGAACGGGTAATAAAGTTTCTCAAACACACCGTCCTCAAAAATACAAGATGCAACTGCCATAGCGTTGAAATCTGCGTATGTGTTTGGAAAGCCCTTTTTAGGTTCTTTTAGTTCTTTTTGGAATCGGTGCTGTATACCAATGCTATTTATTCTTCTTACCTCAAACCCCATCATATAAGCCCTTAAAGACAAGTCATGTTCTTCGTATCCCCAACCATAAAGCGAGGGGTTTAATCCTCCCATGACTTCCCAGATATATCTAGGTATGAAATAGCAACCACCAAGCAAACTATCACAACGGTCTACTACATCGTGTTCCCCCCTATTCATCCATGATTGTTTCATAAAAACATCTGATGATTTTTCTGTTGTAGCCCTGCTCCATTTTGCTCCGCTACCAACCCATTTACACCTGAAGTTTATACAAGCACAGCAAAAAATCGCTTGTGGATAACGGTCTAATGCTTCGTCCACTGTTAATAGCCAGTTGTATGGCATTCTCATGTGAGAATCCATTATTACAATAACATCACCCGTTGCTAAGTTTGCCCCGAATCGTTTAGCCCCGCCCGCACCCAATCGTTTAGGTGTTCTAACTACTTTGACATCAGGAAACGAACTTAATCTTTCTTTAACATCATCATCCCCACAATCATCAACAACAATAATCTCAATAGGTCTTGGCTCACTAGCCCAAACCATTGCAACTGTTACCTCAAGGTCACGAATCTCGTTGTGCGTAGGGATAACAACGGAATAAGAGAATTGTGCATCGGCATTTATTAGTTCAATGTTACTCATGCTTAATGTGCTTGGTGGTGATGCACATTTCCGTCATCGTCTGTTTCTGTAGTTGTTGTTGTTGTTTCGCAGTCTACACCTGGTATACAATCATCTGAGAATGTAGAGTCGGTTGTGGTTGAATCATGGGGGTCAACGCAAGTAGCACAATTTATATGCCACTCACCCGCTGCTGTAGATGAGTCTAATAAAAAAACATTTGTCCAACAAGCATCTACTCCTGTCGCCCCTGTGCCTTGAATGCACCCAACACTACCACCCTGATTATCTTTTAAAAGTATATTGTGATACCCAACATTCCAAATTGTAAATATCGCACCACCCCTAATTATAGGAAGAACATTGGCAGGGGGTAAGTACAGAGAACCCTCATGCTCAAATGAGCCAACTCTTAAAAATCGTTTTGATAGTGTGCCTAAATACCTATTTCCTGTCCACTGAAACTTTTCGTACCCCCCATAAAATTTTGGAAGAGTAAGAGTCATGGGTTAGTATCCCACTTGTTCCACTGCCTTGAGCCATCTGAGAACTCGCTTATCCACATTGTCGTTGATGAATCTGCTGCAAGAGTACCACTTAGACCTACGGAACTATTACTATCATGACCACTCGCTTCTTCACGAGCATCACTTAATTCCATAGTATAAGAGGCGTGTCGGTTTAGTAGGTAAAAATAAGGTCCACCAGGAGGGAGCGACCACGGGTCGGGCAAAATAACTTTATCGCCCGATACGTTTTCAGGGTCTAACGCTATTACTCTGCCCTGCCCAAACGCTATTGTTATGTCCCCATTTACTGTAATTGTTGAAGAACCCCCATAAAAGTATTCATCAAAGTGTTCACTGTGGTCAATTATTTCTACTAAACTAATTGCATCCGTATTCCCTGTATCAAAAGTGTCAATGGAAATAGATAGTAAATCATCCATATCTTTTGTAAATCTAACAGGAACATCGAACTCACAAGCACCATAAACTGTTTCGTCATCCTCAATAGCAGCACCAGAAGATACAGTAACAATACCTGTTGCAGGATTAACTGTCCACCCACTAAGCCCTTGGGTTATCTCAGTGAAAGTGCTTCCATTACTTGACCTAGCAATCTTAATTTTATCCTTAACTGGTTTTGTTAGATTTCGGATAACAACAGGTGTATCACCACCATCAGCATCTACCACACTATATCGTTTAGTTAGTTGTAAGGATAGGCTGACCGCTATTGTATCCCCTGTGGTATTAGTGTACAAAGGGACATAAGCAGAGTCATCTTCATAAGAAGAACGCCCATCAGTAGCCGTTGTAAAATCTATCCAATCTTTGTAGCGAAAACCATACGCCGCACCCTTAACAGACATATAAAACTCTAAGACATCTTGCAAGTCTTGAAAAGTTTTTACGCCATACGATACATCATATTGTCTTTTTGACTTACTCCATCTTGATACTCTTTGCTCTGCTCCTGTATCAAGACCTACAACAGTTGTAGAAAACCCAGGACCTCCTGCTGACCCGTAAGATATGTTGGTGGGAAACCGTATTTCATAAAACGACATTCATTAACTCCATTTACATTTCTGCCCCTTTAATACCTCTTCCCATATCCCTTGCGATTTGTTTCTTTGATTTTCTGAATGAGTCTGCATCTTGTGTGGTTATGTTCATGTTTACTATAACATTTTTTCCGCCCCCGCCCTGGGCTTTCACACCTAAATCTCCTGAAGGCATACGGGTGAGTGGCATAATTGCTTCTGCTCCTGCTTCTCCCATCAAGCCTACACCTCCACTAGCCATTGGGAACATGGTAGGTCTATGGACTACACCACCTGTTGCGAAGTTTTGCATGTCTCCACCAGACATAACTGCCCCTTGCCTAGCAGCACCTATACCTCCGCCTGGGAATATACCGCCCATTGCCCCCATAATCATTTTGTATATAACTGCTTGAATAATCATTTCAACAAGTTGTAAGACTACGCCTACAAACGCTTCTTCCATTGACTTTGCACCTTTAACTACATCCATAATGCCTTGAGTCATTGCTTGAGCCATTTGTTCATTTGTAACAAGCATTTCCTCTTTTAAATCTTTTTCTTTTTGATAAGCGTCATATTTCTTCATTAAGAGGTCTAATTCTGCTTTCCCTTGCTCTTCCATCATCATTCCGTATTGTTCTTGCCACGCCATTCTTGCATCTTGTTCATATCTTACACGAGCAAACGCATCTGCCTCATCTTTAGGGGCTGCTTGTTCTCTCTTAATATCCATTGCCAGATTTAGTGCATCAAATGCCCCAATTGAGTCATCTTGTGCGGCTTTGAGTAGTTGTAATTTTTTAGTAAGTTCTACTACATGAGCCATATATGCCACCCTCAACAAGAAAGCCATATCTTCTGTTTTTATCCAAGCCTCTCTTGCTACTCTTTGCAAGTCAATAGCGTTCGCTGCTTCTGTCCCACCTGCTATTTGTTGTTGAAGAATCAAAATTTCTTCTTTCATAGACGCAATATGGTTTTTTGTTGCCTCTATTTGACTTTTTCTTGCTGTCTCTAGTTTTTGTGCCTCGGCTGTCGCTTTTCGTTGTTCTTCTGTTAATTTTGCTCTTGCTTCAATGCCGTCTTGGAGTATGAAGTTCTTTTTCATAAGCAACATAGCCTCATCCCAATGTAGCGAAGTTCCTGCTTTCGTTACTTCGTTCCATATCTTGTTGAAAGCAATTGCTCTTCGTTTCTCATCTCCAACTAAGTGCATTACCGCTATTTGTTCGTCCAGAGCCTCTATCATTTCAAATACTTTTTCTGCGGCTTCATCATCTCCAGTTGGCATACCTAATTGCCCCCGTGCTTTTCTTCTTGTATCCGCCAATTCGTTCAAGGATAGAATAAGTTTTTTAACAAAATCTGCATCATGCCCCAAGTTTTTTGCAATGTCTGATTTTGTCATTGCATTTATGAACTTTATTAAGTTTGAAGTTGAATCAACAATTGCTTTCAATTCTGTTGTTGATGCTTTTGAGTAATCAGTCACAGCACTCGTGGCATCAGTATATGCGCTCGTAAGTTTTTGCTCTAACAAACCATGTTCTGCTATCATTTCTGCTAAATACTTATTACCATTTTTTATAGCATCTATATAGTCTTGTAAAGCCTTGCTTGGTTTTACCCATCTATCCTCGCCTGAATAGACTTCTATCCAACCAATCTCAGCATTAGGGTCATCCTTAGTTGTCATGATTCTCTCTTTCCTACCTGTGTAATTGACTATATCATCTCCCATATCCTCTATAATACGCATCTCCCTGGGATATATACTTTTGAAGGCTTCATTCTTTGCCAATTCAAACTTTTCCAAGGAATCTGATAAGTGTTGTATAGATTCTGTGGCAGTTTCCGCATCCTTAGCCATACCTACCCTATTCATCCCCGAAATCATTGCGTCATTTACTTTTTCTTGCTGTTTCTCTACTGCGGCTATACCCTCAGCCCACTCCCAATACATTGTGATAAGTATGGCAACTGCTGATGCTATTGCGCCAACGATAGTCAATGACTGTGCTGCTGCTAATCCCTTAAAGCCTTTTGTTAGCATAACTACCACACTCAATAGACTGAAAAATAAACCAATAACCATTTTAATTACCATCATTGCAACGAATCTAGCAACAATGAATTTAAGAATTATACTAAGAGCCTTAGCCCACCCATAAAACTTTTCAACAGAATAGGACATACCCGCAAACATTCTTGCTGTACCTGTCATTACATCTACAAGCGCGCGCAACGCACCACCCAAACCAGTATCCCCAAGACTTAACCATGTTTCTTGGATAGCGGAGCGTAACATTTTTAATGAACCGAAAAAGGTATCGTCCATCATTGCAGCAGCCCTTGCAGTCTCTTCTGCCAAATCTCTTTGTCTCTGAACCGCCGTACCCATTTCTTCATTTAATTCTGCTAACGCCAATGCACCAGGAACAGGTCTACGAGCAAAAATCTGCAACATCAACGCTGCGAACTCAGTAGAATCGCCTAGTTTCTTACCTGCTTCATTGAGACTGTGAAACACTTCTTCTAATGTGTGTATGGCGGGGTTCACATCAGCAGCAGTTAGCCCAAGTCTTTTAATAGCCCTCATTGCTTTGTCTGTTGGTTTAATTAAAGCCGCAAAAACACCACGCAACGCCGTACCTGCCATTGATGATTTAATACCAGTGTTAGCCATAAGACCCAAGGCTACATTTGTCTCTTCAAGAGAAATACCTAAAGCACCTGCGAAAGTACCTGCATATTGCATAGCATTACCTAGTTGGAATACAGTTGTATTAAAACTATTTGCGGTAATCATCAAAGAATCTACTACACGCTCTGCATCACGACCCGTTAGGTTGAATTGGTGAATTGTATTAGCAACCATGTCACTCGCTGCGCCCAGTTCAATAACAGCGGCAGTAGCAAGGTTCAAAGTATGGGGAATCATTTCCATAACATCGTGTGTCTCAAAACCTGCTCTTGCGAGGAAAGCCATGCCCTCACCTGCTTCTGTTGCAGTGAACCTTGTTGTTGCTCCGAGTTCACGAGCAGTTTTGTTTAACCCCTTCATCTTTTCATCACTCAAGCCTACAACAACTTGCACACTACGCATGGTTTTTTCAAAGTCAACCATTGTCTTGATAGCATCACGAATCACATATAGACCAAGAAAACCGCCCACAAGCATACGGAGGTTTAAACCAAGTGTATTAACACTTTTACCTGCCGCTAAGGCAGACCCACTTACACCCGCAGCAGCACCTTGAAATTGTTTTGCACCACGCACAGCCAACGCTGCGTTGATTTTTAACATTAGTGTTTGACCAATAGTCATGAGTTATCTTCGCTTTGCCTTATCTATTGACTGTTTGCTTTTCTCGTGTTGTTGGCTTAATTTTTCTGAGGTGTAGTTCAAGAACTCGGCATCTAGTTGGCGAATGTAATACATATAATCTGACCTGCTTTCGTATTCATAAATGCCATTAAAATCTAGCCATGAACCTATCTCTGAAATAAGTATCGCTGATGCGCCTACTTGTGACATATTTCTTGTTGAACTTAAATCACTGAATGCCTTCCAATAACATATTAACCATTCGTATAACTCTGGTGCATTATCTAACGCCGCTACTTGCTGTCCCGCTTCTTGTTGTCTGAGGAGGTGCTTTTCGTGCTTTCCCCAATCGAGTTGGAATCGCAAGTAGCCTCTGAGTTTCCCGCTGCTTCTTCCATTTCATCTTGTCTAAAAAGTTCTGATTCTCCAGAAACATCTTTAACTATGGAATAAAATTCGGGGTACTCTCTGAATATCTCAAGGGCTTTTTTAGATGAAAACTTAATAACAGTGCCATCATCTTCTTCAAGACCTTTCCAATCTTGCAAAACATGTTCAGCCACACATTTCATGGCTAACTTTTCCATGTCTTCTATTTTCATTGTGCCTAGACGCATTTGCCTCATAAAAGGCTTTCCTGCTTTTCTTAGTGCTTCCTCGTACTGAGGATTCCCCAATCGAGCGACTTTAAGATGCAAGTCTGCACCGCAATCTACCCATACACCTTCTGCTGAGGTTTTTAGTTGTGAAATTTTGAACGCCATAATACTGTTACTCCTTTTGAAATTGGGTTGGGTCTTAGTTTATATTAACCAGATGAACCAAGTCCCGTCCATTTAGTTATACGAATTGTGCAACCTTCATCAACATCACCCGAACCATCGGCGGGGTTATACTGAGTATCACTTCTAACTGCTTCCCAAGACATATCAGCGATAAGGTCTTGGTTTTGTCCACCTGCAACACGCTGCGCAGATGTGTAAATAATCTTAGGGAAGTCAAAACAATAAGCATTTCCATCTACATCATCAAAAACAATCGCTAATGCAGAATCATTAAAATTCAAATACTTGTCAATCATAGTAGAATCTGAGTAGTATCGTTGGAATGTACCGCTTACATTGCAAGTACCTGTACCAATTGCCACAGCACCCAGTGTACCTATTTCTAATCGAGGTCGTAGGTTATTGCCAAGAGCCATTGTAAACGCTGTGATATTTTGAGGGTCGTAATTTGCACCTTCCATTACACCATCAACATCATCAATGGAGTTCATAACATCGTTAGTGGTTGCATCAACATGGTCAGAGCCAAGTTCTGTATTATTTGATTCACCCTTTGCACCAATCCAAGAAAACGAGCCTGTTACAACTGCTTCTGTTGTGGCACTTAAAGTCATACCATCAATCATACAACCGTTGTATGCTGCTGAACGACCTGATGTTGCTGTATCAATGTCTTCATGTACTCTTTGTATTGTGTAGGAGCGTTGCTTTGCACCGTTTACAACTTGACCACCCTGTGTCATTGTGGGGGTAGTGCTAGCACTCTCATCCACCAAAGTACCATAAACTTCCATAACCATTGATTCTGCGGTGCCTGTAATGGACTTGATTTTGAAGTAGCCATTGTTCGCAGCATCATTGAATCCTGCTGTCAGAATCCATTGTCCTGGTGACATTTCATCAAAGTTTCCACCAATTCCATCCTCGGTAAATTTGCTTCCTGATGCAGTAGCAATAAGTTCTGCTCCAGGTGTAAAGGTAATTGTGCCTGTAAAGGCTTGAGCCGCTTGGTCGGACATCACAGCCGCAAGCAGAAGTTCAGCGAAACTGTAAGACAGTTCAAAGCCAGTATCACCTGCAACACTGAGATTTGAACGGACAACATCAGCAATCTGACGGTCTGCCCTAATTTCAGCAGAGGTGATAGTTGAGGTTTCTTGGTGCATGGACTCGCCAGTAAGACGAAGCGTGGAGTACGAGCCACTTCCTGTGGGAGAAGTACCGTAGGTCGATGCTCCTTCTATCCCATATAACATTTTTACTCTATTTGTATCAGACATAATTTGTATCCTTCATTATTAGGAGATTTCATCCGCAAAATACGGACACGAGACATTGATTTGCCACCACTGACTGCCAGTTCTCCCAACATGCGTGATTGACGGGGTTCTAAACACTACTGAGTTATTCGCCACAGATGTAGTATCTGATGTGGCTAGGAACTTCGCTACAATCCTATCGGCAAGGATTAGACCATCTCTCGTACCTTTCTCAAGTACAGAGAAAATTTGGGCAACAGCAACACCATTGTGCCTGTACCTGCCCGTACTTCCACCTATATCGGCTTTAATGGTATTTCCAGAAAGCACTGACCACCTAATCCACATCTCGTCATCAGGTTGGTTAAAAGGGGCGTTATCGTATGCAATAAGGTACTCATCTCCGAACTCATCGGAGAATCGTTTTCTGATTACATCATGTAATTTTTGTGCGGATTCAACGGTCATGCTTCGGTCACACTATGCTTTAAAGTTAATCTGTTCACAGTTACCCTTAACATTCCTTGTCTCCCGTGTTGTTTACTTTTGCCATTTTCAAGGTCTTCGATGTAATCCACATTGTTTGTTATATATACTGCTTTGGGGGTTTTATTATCTGCCGTGGCTTTTAGTATTTTTGCCGTCCCTCTTTCAATAGAGTTAGCACCTTTTTTATCCATTCTTGAATCTGTTGCTTTTGCCATTGAACGACCTGCGGTAGTAACATTCCAGTTACCTTTAGCACGACCAGTATCAACAGGAGTCATATCAACAAGACCCTCTAAAGCATCTAGGCTAAGTTTCTTTATGGCGTAAGAAAGTTGTTGCGCAGGAAGAGCCGCCCCTAAGTTTAGAACTGCTGTTGCAAATATCTTACTGTTACTTCCTATCATTATCGCCTCAATTGCATTTCATATATACCAATTTCATCACCAGTGTACCCAGTTATTATATTCATAATACGCCAACTTTGATTATCGAAAGTGACTTCAAGACCATTTTCAGGAGTAAACAACAGACCAGAAGAAGATATAGATATAGAACAATCATTGCTCTCTATAATATCACCATCAATCATGTCGGAACTGTAGTTAGCAGGTGGAGTAGACTTCACGGTGTACTTTTTCACACCAGACTCAACGACAGAACCATCGTCAGGGTCATAAGAAGCAAGACCTGGTACAACAAAGACCACATTCTTACCATAGGTATCTATGATAGATTTAATCTTTGGTATTAGGGTTGTATCAAGTGCTGTTGCCATTACCCTCTTTCCATAACTATTGTTCCTTGGTTTCTAAGCATTCCACGAAGTAGGGTTGTTACCTTTCGGTATGTCTTTATTTGGGACTTCCCGCCCTCATACTTCGTTGTTGAGGCTACTGACCCAACACTTACGCTTTCTTCTGAAATTATCCCCGTATTTACCAAGTCTGCCAATAAATCTTCTGATAAAGCCAAAACCGCCGCTTCACAGCAAGCCTGTTCTAAATTTGTAGGTACATCATCATTACCAACAGCAAAGCCATCAATATCTATAATGTCTGTGCGAGGAAAAGCAAGTGCTTGTTCCTTATACACCCTTCTACCTATCCAAATTCCGTTATACCTTCTATCTAAATAGGCAGTGGCGTTTCTTATAGCCGCCTCTTTATCTGAAGTTGTTACAGCAGAATCGTTCCAAGCCGTTGAGCCTTGACGATTCGTGAAATAAGTGTTTGCAAAATCTACTGAAACATAGGCTTCCGCATCACTTTTACCTGAGCCATCTTCAACAACAAGAGCCATTTAGTTAATCCTCATTATCATCTTTTGGTTCTGATTTTTTAGAAAAAACCTTCTTTTTGATTGGTTGCGCTGCTTTTTTGTTTCCGCCAGGGACACGGTATCCCCTAGCCAAATATGATTCAAGTTCAGACTTTAAGATAGTAAGACGACCTGAGCCATTTGCAACATCCATTGTTTCTGGATTATCCATCGTCATTACCCCACTTCTTAGTAGTTTTCTTCTTGGTTGTCTTTTTAGGCGCAGGAGCAGGAGCAGGAGCAGGTTTACTACCTTCTACATAGTACCCTTTTGCTTCCCAGTTTTTTCTATCAGAAACATTGAAGGTTTTTTTCTTCCCTTCATTGTTTACCAATGTTATTGTTGGTACTCTTGAGTTATTCATTCCTATATTCCTTCTTTATTGATGTTACCCCGCCCCCAGTGAGGGCGGGGTATTATCAAATACTAACAATTAAGATTACGATGCAGATGTATAGACTTTACAAGCATATTCAGGACGAACACATTTTGTACCATAAAGAATATCAAATTCCCAAGTGGTTTGTTTGTATTGTCGTTGAACTTCAAGTCGTAATGAAAGACCAGAAACAGGGTCAGTCATTGACAGCATGTTGCTACCCATTGCTAGGTCGCTTGCTGAAGCCATCAAAGGACGAGTTGCAAGAGCAAACGCATCACGGTGGAACGCAAGACCTACACGACCTGTATCACTAGCAGTATTTGGATGCCAAGTAATAGCAGCAGCACCTGCGGCAGTAACCGCAACTTTTAATGCAGGACTAATTGATATGGTTACATCACCTGCGATTAAAGAGGCATCAGCAGTCGCAGCATAATAGGTGCTATCACCTGCAATAGTGAACGAGTCACCTGCTTTTATGCTTTCAGACGCATCGTGAGTAATGCTTAATGTTCGACTTCCAATAGCAGTGTCCGCTGCACATTCTGAAGTCCCATCTATTGCCGTACCACCAGTGTGAAGAGGACAATCATCGTCTGCCCACCAGTTGAATCCGTACTTACGACCTATATCGCCTTCTCGTCTAGCCAGACCACCATCCGCATTTGTATTAGCGGCAGAGAAGTCTGATGTACCTAGAAGCGTTGCTTCGGCTTCGTGGTTTATTACAAAAGCACGATTGTCATTAGGACAGCCACCCATGTTGAGCAATTTTCGTGCTTCCGTGATACCCGCTACACCAAAAGCAGCCGCATCTTCGTTAGCAAGATTACCAACATCTGTATATGTAGCAAAGATGTCTTGGTTCACTTGATTTGCAATACCACGAACTGCTTCTGAAACTTGCATTGGCATGAAATCACGATTTCTGTCAACTTCAGTAAGTTCTTTGTCAGTGAGGTGGAAAGGAGTATTTTTGTACCACTTGTCCAATGAAATTTGTACGAGGTCAGGAGTTGCGCCACCAGGAGCCTCAAAAGTGTTGCTTGGTGTAACTTCGGCAACTGCGATAGCCGTACTGATTGGCACATCAATTGTTGTGCCTTTTTGAGCGGCTTCATTCCCATAGTCCATATTTACTAGACGGGGTAGAACGCATCGCTCACGAAGAGCCAATAGACCTTTTGCAAGAATCTTCGGCATGATGTTAGAAAGTGTATTTGCAGCCATTGGGCTTTCCTTTACTTTTTTCTATAATGTGAAACTAAAGAACAAACCCACTACAAAGGAGTTTGTAAAATTGTGTTCCGCATCATCCCGACACGGTGGCATCTCGCCGAAGTAAGGACACTTAATCGTTTGTAACTATTGAGTCGCCTGAAGCGATTGCCTCAATGTTACTATTAAGTGACTCTTGGTCAAACCGACTAATACTTCGGCGACCTGCGCTTCCTGAACTGGAAGCATTATTTGTGTTCGTAGCCCCACTTCCTGTGGAACCTGAACCTTTAAATGCACGAGCAAATGCGTCACTCGTCTTCATTTCTTCTACTAACTGAGATATTGTCATAGGCGAACCTTGTGCATCCCCAATACGAGGATTACCACTACTATCGACCACTTCTGCAATGAAAGAGCCATTTTCTGTTCTTCTCATCCTAGTTTGGCTCATTACATGCGGTAATAGCAAATCAACAGAGCCTTCGTTCTCTGCGAGGGCTTTTGTGGCGGAAGAAGTAATGAGGTTTTGCTCTAATTGACTAACAAGAGACTTATTTTCATCTGTCATTGTCACTAAAGCAGCCTGATGTTGCTTGATTAACTGTGCTTCTCTAACCTTTATTGCCTCTGCAACTTTTGCATCTGGGTCAAAATTTGCATATTCTTCAATTTTTTCTAGTGCTTCTCTTGCCTGTGTAGCATCTAAACCTTCAAATTGTTTAAGTGCTTTACTTGCGGTTTGAGCATTTGCTCGTTCTTTTCCTAGAGCCGATTTAAGGGCAGTTGTGTTTTCCAACTCGTACCCATTTGCTCCTGTTACATTCAATAGAAATGAGCCATCCTCTTGCTCATTGTAAAATGCTGCAACGGATTCGTCTAATCCCTCGGTTGTGCTTATGTGTGCTTGTAATTCTGTCATACTGTCAGTTCTCCTGTTTTTCGGGCTTCTCGCCCATGCAATGTAGTAGTTCTATTTACTTCTTCGGCAATAACATTCTTGCTTCCGCACTATTCTATCATTTTATCATTTCTTTTGCAATGCGTAGTGGACACACGGCGGGCAGGAGGATACCCACCGTGCGCCCCATGCAGACCCAACCCAGGGCAGCAAGAACTTCTACACAAATGACATCGGCGAAATAAGAACGACACAAACCCACTATCACTCTGTAATTAGTTTTTGCTTTTAACAAGCATCTCAATAAATGTGGTGTTTTTAGGTGCGTAATCAATTCTTACTCTTTCACAACAATGTCCGATTAGTAATACAAGGCAATACACTTTTATGAAAACCCATAAAACGGCGAAAATTGTGTGTATCTCTTGTACACATGCACCATTTACTCCTGCAAAAACAGAGGAGTGGATTCTTTCCACACTGTCTAACATAGATGGAATAACACACTTTGGGCATTTGGGCGACCTTTTTGAATCCACTGTAGCCTCGGTGCATCCTTCGGATGACACTGATACACATACATTGGAAGATGAATATGAACATGCCCATAACCTTTTGTCGGCAATACGAGGAACATTGAATCCCGACTGTGAACTTTGGATAAACAAGGGAAATCACGATGCCAATATCGAAGCCCGTGACCCCCGTAGAGTGCCATCACGACTTAGGAGTTTAGTGCATTGGAATATGCACCCCACTTTTAGAGAAGAGTTTAAGAGGTGGGAGTGGCTTCCTTATGAAAAATCTCAAAGAAGCATAAAGAGTATTGGTCAGTGTTGTTTCTACCACGGATTTGATGCAGGACTTGCAAGTGATGAACTTGAGGGCTTGCAAATGTTGAACTGTATGCCTGAACCACAACAACAAACATTTAGGCTAATGGTTCGTGGACATACACATAGACCTGTGCCTCCAACTCAAATGTTTCGTACAAGAAAAGTTCCACTTCCGTTTTGGTATGCTAATGTAGGTACATGCGGTCCTCTCAAACCAGACTATATGATTCGTAAAGACTCTAGCCAGTGGGGGTCAGCAATACTTGTAGTGGAATGCCGAATAGACCGCCCATCCCGTCTTGTAGGTAAATGTTGGGATGCGGAACTAATTAGGATGCCTAAATAATGCGTGTTGAGATACGAGGTAAGAGGTGGAGTCTGGAGGTAGTAGATTACCTGCAAGACGGTAGTTGTGGAAGCATAGACCCCCCTGACACTCCGAAAAAGCGTATTCTTATAGCCAGTAACCAGACCCCCATAGACCAACTTGATACTGTGTTGCACGAGTGTCTTCACGCCGCATTTCCCGATTTGGACGAGGAAGCCATAACCGAAAGCAGCACCGATATTACAAAAGTTTTGTTCCAATTAGGTTGTAGGGTTAATTTATAATGGCAAAACTACACTCACCTTCTTGGCAGACAACAACAGAAGGCATGTCTGAAGATGAAGTAGTAAAACTACTTCAAGATACCCCAACAAAAAGACTACTAAGTTCTTTAAGGGGATTTCCGCGCATCCTTATGGAAATAGCAAATAGTGACAAAGTAAAAGAACCCGATAAAGGGGATATGAAGTGGATGGCAGATAGGTTACGGGTAATTGTTGTGGCACTAGAACAGCAATGGGAAATTGAAACTAACGAGAAAGCATAAGGTCTTCTAACTTAACTAATTGGTCTAGTGTTAAGGGTCTATATTTGCTATCAATAAACTTATCCATAGGTACAACACCCCGTCTATATAATGCCGCCTTGCCTTTACCCATTACTTCATTTTGAAACTCTATTGGTTGTCTTCTAATCCACTGAGCATAAGTTACATTTGCAGGAACTAACCCATTCATTGATGCTCGTGTACCCAATGGGGCTTCTTTTAGGTTAATGCCCAATTCTTTCCAACTCCTAGTTACTGCAACCGTTGTTGAACGACATTGATGGTGCATTGGTGGTCTAGGTCCTTCATAGATTCCAAACACTTGACCATCTAATGTTCTACAAATATCCGTTGTTCTCCCATCAAGAACAGCAACATATTTAACTCCTTTTATTACATCGCTATTCTCAGCCCAAAGCATTTCTCTTGCTTGGGATGCTATATGGCTGATTGCAGTTCTAACTATTGTTGTTGTGTGTCGTCTTGTCGTGTGCAAAGCCCCATCAACAAAAGAAGTAGTCGATGTACCCATAACACGCCTAACAATTTTAGGCGTAGATTCACCAGTAGCAACACCAATGTTAATCTGACTTGAAATGGTCGCTTGTGCATTTCTCTCTAACCCCTTCCACCAATCTTTTAAAAACCTGCCCTCAAAAGGTTTGCTTGTCACAATAGAACGCAACATATTTGAACTAGGCAAAACAACTTCTGGAACTAAATGCAATACACCTGCTTGTTCAAGCGTATTACTTAACATAGCATGTTGGTATTGTGCTTCGTACACACCAATATCTGCAAGACGCTTTTTAACATCAGCACTAACGCTAGACATACCTGCACTAATAAGTTCATTTATGCCTTTTAGCATCTCTATGTAGCGTTTTGTTTTCCAAACATTACTATCATACCCTCTAGCAGTTATACGAGAAAGTCTTTTCTCTAAAGTAGCAGCAACATCAGGGAACACCTCATCGTTTAAAAACGCAACTATTGCGTTGGCTTCATGGGTCTTCAATCTTTCCATGTAAACAGCGTGTAGGATAGACGCATCATGCAATGCTTCATTTACTGAGCCAACAAGCCCTAATGCTTTTTGTCTCTCTGAAAAACCTACAAAATCAAGGTGAGGTGACATTACTCTCCGTCATCTGGGTCAGATTCTTTTTGCTGACTTCCCTGACAACAATCACCCCCAACTTGTATCTGCCCACATAACGCACATTGTACATGACCGTGGCAAACAACTGGGCTAAATGGTCGCATACACCTATCACAAACAGGGGCAGTCTTTAAATTATTAGTATCAATGCTTGTCATCTAATTTGGTTTCCTCTTTTTCTTTCGTTTCATTCTCATCTTCGTCTGTGTCCTCGGTAGGTGGGAATGAAAGCAATCCGAGTGGTGGACCTTCTTCTTCGATAGCGTCCAGTTCTGAGTCAATATCCACCACTTCTGACAGCAATCCACGCCTCTTAACTTCTCGCAAGAAGGTGTCGCCCGATAGCAACGCCGCTTTACGCATTTCGATGAGGGAGCGAATATCATCACCAATGCGTTCGGAAAGACCAAAATCATTGTTAATATCAATCGAAAAAGTCTCAGGTAACTCGGTTTTTGTCCACTGTGTAGCCTTTTCAAACGCTTTGTGTAGTGTGTTTTCAAGTGCGCGAATCCATGCTTGTATAGATGTGTGTGTTCTACTTTCGTCAAGAACTCTTCCTGTTGCAGTCTGATTTCCTGAGCGTTGCACGATAGGTTGAAGACCAAGGACTTTCATTCTTTCTTCAAGTTTGTCTAAGTCTGCTTGCCCTGTTTCAATTGCGTTACCATTGTGTTCTACATAACTAACCCTTGCATCTGCATTCGTTGAGCGAATAAGTTGATTAGGACCAATTGTAAGACCCTCTTCCATTTCTTCTTCTGAGAATCCTGCTGCAAATAACACGCCAACCCTTGCAAACCTTAAAATGTTTCGTTGGTCAGACATGCTTTGCCAGTGAGCAAGATTTAACCAAGCCAAATCCTCCATTGGCGGTGTAGAAGTCATCGTCCCTGTTCTTGCTACATAATAAGTAACAATAGGAATACTCCCAAACGAGTGTGTGTTAGAGTCAATCAGAGAGTAATCTGATTCTTTGTTTGATTCATCTTTTCTCCAGAGTTCCCAATTGTGAGGTGTGTACACCCTAATGTAGTCTACTTCTTTGTCACCAAACTCACCATCTGGCTCTGTTTTTTGTTCGTGTATTCTTACTTGTGTTAAAACCTCTTTACCATTACTTGCTATTTCAGTTCTCCAACCTATCACCTGTGTTGGATTAACATGGATAAAAATAGGACGAACACCTGCTTCTTTTTCATCTGCGAGAGTTGCGGTAGGAGAGAACTGAGGAAAATCAATTAAAATGTGTGAACACCCGTAAGTAACCCCTGCTGTAAAGACATCTCTTGCAAATTGCATGAGGTTTCTTCCATTCATATCCATGTCTTGAATCCACTCTTCTGTTTGGTCGGTCTTATCACCTAAACAAAGAACAGGTCTACTAAATGGCTTTGATACAAGTTTTTCTATTGTGTCTCGATAAGAGTTATACAAAAAAGAACGATTAAGTCTGTTTAT